GAAGTACTTGGGGAACCACCATCGGCTGATTTAGTTGCTTCAGTGATAACCCCATCCCCACCAACAGAATATATTGGTGCGCCATTGTAATCAATAGCTAGGTCTATGTCATTAAATCCCATATCATTTGAATCTGATATATCGATCCACTGACCGTTGACCTGAATTCTTAATTTATTGTTATCTGTATTAAATGCGAGGGGCACTGAGCCTAATGTAACCTGTCCAGATTGGACTACAAGGTTATTTTTTACCTTAAAATCTCTATTTACTGTTGCCACGAGTTCACTGTCCCCCGAATTTTAGGTGGGGTCATTTAGACCCCACCAATTAATTATTTAGTTTTTATACAAGAAGCGTGGCGTGTGCCATTACTTCTGTGTTATTGTTTGCTGGAGTCACACGTAGTCTAACATTTGAGTTGTTAATATCAGCGTCAACTGTCATGAGTGATCCATTTGTTGTTGTTATTGCATATTCGTTAAGGGCAATATTGTCAGATGTATCAAGTGTTAATACTAGCTCTGATAAATGTGTATGTGTTCCATTCTTTGCCTTAACAAGAATTTTAGCTGAGCGGTAATCATTTTTATGCCACTGAACTACTGTTGTAGCCGCTGCTGTGGCAATATTACCAGTTGTACCAGCAATTTGTCTTGAAACTGCATTTACATCAACGTGTTCAAAATCAGTAGTTCCATCTACTAACTTTAATACTTCAGCATCTGTATAAGAATTTGCTGATGTTACTGCATCTGTTTCTGCTGTATCAACATATTGCTTGGTTGCTGCATGTAGAGCATTTACTGGGTCTGCATTAAGTGTTAATGCTCCAGTCATTGTGTCGCCAGCCTTGGCAACCTTTTCTGATAATCCTGTTGTTACTGTTGTAACAAAGTTAGCATCGTCACCAATTGCGGCTGCTAATTCATTTAATGTATCTAACAGGGCTGGTGCAGAATCAACAAGTGCTGCTACCTCTTGATCAACATATGCCTTTGTTGAAATTACGCTAGTGTCAACAGAAATTGCACCTGATGCATCATCATAAGAAAGTCCATTTCCTACGGCATTTCCTACCGCATCCTGTGCTCTTTCATCTGTAAAATATTTATTGGAAGAACCCTCTTCGATGTCATCTGTAGTTAAATCATTTATTTGGTTATCTGTGTATGTATTTGCATTTGCTTCTGCTGAAGAAGCTGCACCATATGCATCATATGTTCCAGAAGTTACATTTATAATACCGTCTGCAGAGTTATATGTAATTCCTGTTCCGCCAGATACGGCATTTCTTGCACGTCCATTTGTGAAATAAAGATTTGAAGACCCTTCTTCAATATCATCTGTATCAAGTGCAGCTATTTCTGAATCTGCATAAGATTTTGCATCTGCCTCTGCCTGATCTGCATATGACTTTGTAGCAATTGTATTATCTACAGAAACTACACCAGTTGAATTATCGTAAGATATTCCTGTTCCGCCAGAAATTGCTTGACGAGCACGTGTATTTGTAAAATAAAGATTAGTTGTACCCTCTGCTAAATCATCTGTATCAGAATCTGCTACACCATTTTCAGCAGTAATTGTAAGTCCAGCACCAGTACCAGTAATTGTAATATTGGTTAAATTAGCATTGGTTAGTAAATCTGCTGCTGATGTCTTAGCACGAGCATCTGTAAAATATTGATTTGTACCTTCTGCAAGGTCGTCTGTATCATGATTTGATAAACTAGAAACTGTACCAGTTACATCACCAGTTACGTTACCAGTTACGTTACCAGATAGGTTTGCTGTTATTGTGCCAGCTGAGAAATTGCCAGATCCGTCACGCTTTACAACAGCGTTTGCGGTATTTGCAGAGGTTGCTTGACCACCAATAAGGTCAATGATATAGCTATCTGATCCGCCCTCTACTAATATATTTTGACCATTTATTGTAGCTGTTGATCCTTCAACTACAAGGCCATTTTTAATTCTAAAGTTTTTGTTAACTGTTGCCACTCTGACAACCCCCTATTTAAGCTTTAAGCGCAGTTCTTACAAATCTGGCTGTAACAGCAGAACTTGTAGGAGTTACGCATAAACTAATTATACCTGCATTTGATTCAAAAGTGACGGAAGCAAGATTATTTGAGGTATTTGAGATAATGTTACTTTCTGATACGTTAATATCAGTACCATCGTTTAGTACCAAGAAGTCTGAAGTATGGTATTCAGATCCTCTTGATATTTGAAGATTATATTTAATTGTTCTATATACTCCTGCTGCCCACGTATCTACAGCAGTTTTATTTTCTATACCTGTAATAGTAAGGTCATTATTACCTTCTAACCCAAGTAATTCTAGTGTGGAGTCTGATTGATTATCTAGATCAGATAATTGTGATTCTAGCTGAGATACTTTATAGTCTATAGAGGAAGAATCAGAAGAACCGTCAACACCAATTTTTGCTTGAATTGCTTCAATAGCATCATTTACATTTCCGTGTAATGCTGCATGGCCTGCCATGCTGTCTGTGCCATTAGGATTATTTAAATTATCTAAACTTGCTGGGAAATTAGTTGTCAATTTCGCCTCCGTCTAACAATGTTAACTGTACGTAAGAAGCATTGTTATATGTTGAGTCTGGTGCACCACCATCAAATCCTATTATAACAGGAATTTCTTCTTCAACATTAGCTTCATTGTTAATATCTGTATTAAAGTTAATCGTTTCTTGTATGTCAATTGTATGAACATCTCCATCATATGAGTGTGTATGCATATAGAATGGAGCGGGATCAGTAGAGCCTGGAGTTAAATCAACCCAAATTGCACCATTATAAATTTTTATGTTTTTAGAAACTGTATTAAAATAAACATCTCCAGTAGAGCCAGCAATAGGATCTTCTTCCAATGTTACTAAGTTTAATAATGATTTAAGCTTTGGCATTATTAAACCCCTTATCCGATAACGACTACTCTGTAAGCTCCAGCTGAAGGCGCCACCGCAAATTTAATAGTAATTGCAGATGTTGATGTGTGCTCTACGTCTGCCTCTATTTGTGCAAATGGAGAACCTACTTCATAAATTTGTACAGTAACATCTTTTGTTCCAAGATTATGAGTTACAGTATATGATGTTGCTGATGTGCTTAATGTAGCACTATACTTTCTTGTTATCTCATGATAATTTATGCCATCGTTAGTTAATTGCCATTGATCAGAAGATTCACTCCACTTTATATCAACATCATTTTCTAAACCACGATGTACTTTTATACCTGCATCTACAGAAGGAGAATTCTCCTCTGGCATATCGCTATTTAAGTTAATATAATTATCTGAAATATTAACTTGTGTAGTATTTACAGCATTGATGTTACCAGTAACATTTAAATTACCGCCGACATTTAAGTTATTAGTAATTGTTACATCATCTGGCAATCCAATTGTTACTGCTGCTGTTTCTGATCCAGAACCAGAAACTGTAATTTCATTAGCTGTTCCTTGGATTGTAGCAACATATGCGCCTGTAGTATCGTCGCCAAGTGCTACAGAATTAGGCTGTACGGTTGTGGATATTGTTACATTTTGGCTGCCATCAAATGATACAGAACCAGCAACATCTCCAGATAGAGAAATTGTTCTTGCTGTTTCTAATGTGGAAGCGGTATCTGCATTACCAGTCAGATCTCCAGTAACATTTCCAGTAATTGTTCCAACTACTGTTAGATTTTGATTTGCCTGTATGTTTCCATCAAATGTTGCTGTAGATGCTACGTCTAATGTAGAATTTATATCTACTCCGCCTGCAACTGTTAAGAAACTACCATTTGCAATAATTACATCTTCGTTAAATGTTGCTTCACCATTTACTACGGTTACTCCATCTACAGTTAAAGATGAATTTATGTCTACTGGATCATTAAATGTAGATGAACCTGTAACAGTTAAAGATGTTCCTAATGTTACCGCACCGTCTACGTTTAATGTATTATCAAGATCTACTGCACCAGTAACATTTAGGGAGTCGTTTACTGTAGTAGATCCTTGTATTGTTGTAATTCCAGAAACTTCTAAATTGCCGCCAACAGTTACGTGGGCAGATGTATCTAATGTGGCTGCATTTACATCTGTAACATCTAAAGTTGTTGGAATCGAAAGGGTTACGTCTCCATTGCCAGCTTTAGCTACTGTTATTTGATTTGTTGTTCCTAGAATGTCTGCTACATCGTGCTTGTGATCTGCACGTGCAACATAAGGCGAAGTTCCATGACTTACTGCTTCACCAAATTTTAATCTTGTTGTATAATTTCCAACACCAAAGTCACCTGATGCTGTTAACCACTCTGTACCATTCCAAAAATAGAGTAAGTTATCGTTTGAATCGTAATAAATTTGACCAGTTACTGGGCTGCTTGGTGCAACTCCAAGATTCTGGATTCTGGCATTGAGTAATTCGTTTTTATTTAGGTCAATGCTAACCAAAAATTTTCTTGCCATTATTCACTCCCTTTAAGACAGATGCGCTGTCCCTGAAAACGGCTGTGCCATCGTCAGTGTAATTATATTAAGACTATTATAGACTATTCCCGTTTCTAATATGTCGCCGCTACTGGACTTAACTGTTACGTTTGGATGAAAGCCTAAATTATGGACTATTTCTACTGAATATACTCCATCGGCTGGTCCAGTAACTTGAGCAAGCTCCCAAGAATGAGTTAGGGCTATTTGCTTATCTAATATAAAACTATTATTTATATTCCATGTATTGGTATTTGAATCTTTAGGCCCCCAAAATCTAGTTGTTAGCTTATCAAAATAAAAATCTCCAGGGACTCCTAAATTATTTGATGGGTCGCCTTCACCGCTAATAATAGTTCTTCCTGGTGCGCCAGAAGCTCTGACTACAACCAGTGGATTATTTTCAGTTACAATTAATCTTGTTCCCATTAAATTGTCACGGCCCTATTAAGAGTCATATACCCTTCTAAAAGTCTTGTCTTATTTACACTTGGATCTATTAATACCAAATCATATGCAGATTTTGGATAAAACATTTTATTTGTTCTATCTGCTGCAATAGATATTGATAATTTGCCTTCAGTTGGACTTATTGTAATTCCGTCTTGTTCTGTTAATGTAAAAGCTATTTTTTTCCCACCTTGTGTATCTCTTACCTGCATTTTGGCGGTATGAAAATGAAGTTGTATTGGGCTCTCATCCTCGTCTAGATATTGAACCTCAAATGTAAAAGTTGAGTTTTGATCAACTTCAAAATTCTTTTGTGCAGCCATTAAATACCCCTAAAATAGGAAAACTCCTATGCTTTATTTTAGCATAAGAGTTGTCCTAACTTGCTATTGAATTATGCCTTCTTGGTAAATCCAAAACTTGGCTCGTTTGGATTAAGTGCCTTTAAAATAACAGGCAAACATGCTGCAATTCCACCCTTAATTAAATCTCCTGGGTCTGTATTGCCAGTCATATATAGAGCAATAGCGGCACCTAAAAAGTGACGACCATAGCTTGCTAACGCTGCTAGAATTTTTTCTTGCATTGTTACCTTTCCATCATTATTAAGATCTTCTTTCATAAAGACCTCCTTATTCTGGGCCTTGTGCCCAGGAATTTAGGGTTTCCCCTAATTACATTATACTACTAAGCAGAAATATCTACAATCTCACAATTACCATCTGATGTGCAGGCAAGTGTTTGAGTTCCGCTTGTTCCGTCTTCTGTCTCATAAAAAGATAAATCTTCCCAGCGGATTGATGATGGCATTTTAGCAAGAAGCTCTAAATATTCTGTTTCTGTAACTTCTTGATATGGAGCTTGCTTATATGAATGATCTGAATGAGGTAAAAATGAAATTCCAGAAACTTCATCAAAATGTTTCCAAACCCAAGCACCTACATCCATCCATTCATCTTCTTTTACTGATACTGTAATTGATGGTTTATGCTCACACCATGCACGTTGATATACTAGCCAAGTGTTTAAATGATCAATAGCAGTCAAATCATCTCTAACAATTGCACCTTCTGGTGCCTTTACTGGGAATGAAAAAACATAAGTTTGATCTGGCTTCATAAAATCATCTTCGCAAGGAATTCCAACTTCTTTTAAAAATGTTGAAAGTGGATCTTTCTTGTCTCCACGGACTGTTCTAATATAATATGTGGAATGCCAAGGGTGCATGCCAGATGAAACACCAACTAATTGAGAAACTGTTCCTGATGGTTTAACACAAGTTATAGCAGCAGATTCGCTAATACCAATTTTTTCTGCTTCTTCCTTGTTTGTTTCTCTTGCTGCATTTCTTAATTCTGCAAGGTATACCTCTAATTGATCTAAACCCTTTTTACCTGACATAAAAGTATGTCCGAACTGACCAGTTAGAGAGACTCCTAATAAACGCTCCTCTTCTGTATTGTCTTTCCATATTTTTCTAAGGTATTTAAAATCAGTAAGAGTAGATTGCCAAGTTCCTAGTACGGTAGCAAGTCTTACTTTTTTAGATATATCTTCTCTAGTATCTTTTTCTCTAATAACAACTTCTGAAAGATTACAAAATTGGTATGGGCGAAGAATAATTTCAGAGCAAGGATTGGTACCATAATGAATTTCAGGATCTCTTCTACCATATTTAGATGCTTGTGATTGTGCAGCCTTGACATTGTAAATACCTCTTTCTCCAGATTTAGAATCATATAAATTTTTCCATTCAGCAATAAACTGTTCCATTTCTGGTTTGCGAGAGTATGCTACTGAATTGTTTGATAAAGATCTTTGTGAGTTGTTTTCCCACCAGTTACCAGATTTTGCCTGAGCCATTTCAATATCATTTATATTGGATAAAGATATCATTGCTGATCTACGAACGCCTCCAACAACAACCACCTCTCCAATTTTACACATAATATCGTGGCATTCTATTGGCTTGAGTTGACGTCCTGATGCTGATTTAAATTTTGCAATAGTAAAATCAAAAAGATTAATAAGAGGTTGTGGTCCAGATGAACGTCCCCCCATAGTTTTAAGACGTGCTCCTGCTGGTCGAAGCTTTGAAACATCAATTGCTGGAACTTGTCCAGCCCAAAGCATTGCAAGAAGCTCACGATATGCCTTAGCCCAACCAGTCTTTGAATCTTCAACTACAATTACAGTTGTAGATTTTTCAAATGATTCTGGAACGGCTGGAAGTTTATTAACATACTTGTATTCTACAGAGAATCCAACGCCAGTTCCACACATAAGAATATACATTGTTTCATCAAAAGATCTAGGTGAGTCAACTGGAACAAAAGAACAGTTATATCCTGCAACATGATCTCTATCAAGGGCTGCACCAGCGGTCATTACTGCTCTCATTGAAGGCATTACATTTCTATTATATACAGCGTTCTTTAAATCTTCTACAAGTTCTTTTTCTGGAGTATACTTATAGTTATTTAACAAATGTTCAAGCATAAAATTAAAATAACGATCTACAGTCTCTCCCCATTTTTCACGGCGGTTTTCCTCTGGTATCCATCTTGCATATCTAGATAATGCAATAAAATTTTCGTATGGATTTTCAATAACTTTTGACATATATACACCTTTTCCGCCTTTTGGCTAATAAATTTGATTAAGAAGTTAATTCTACCAAAAATAATTTTAGATGTGAAGACTTTTAAAAATTTTTATATTATATATAAATACTTTTATTAGTTAACTATAATATTTTAGTCGACCAACTTGACACGCCTTATAAAACAATGTTATTATTATAGTCCGTTATCTCTAATGGAGGAAATGCCAATGGAGAATAAAGAAAAACTTAGTGATGTTTTACATCATTATGTTGCAATAGCAGTTGGTTTATTGTTTTTATATTCTGGTACGCCAGTTATAAATTCTACACCAGCTGAAGCTTTGGTTGTAAAACCAGAGACAAGAAATGAAGCACAACTGAAAAGAGAAACGCTGGAAAAATTCAGCAATACTGTATACAAGCCTTCAGAGATGCTTACAGACGAAGAGCTAGCTAAGCTACTTAAGAATGTAGGATTTGAAGGAAACGCCCTTAAAATGGCGTGGGCCATTGCTAAAGCGGAGTCTAATGGACGCCCTATGGCATATAATGGCAACAGGAGTACTGGAGACAGTTCCTACGGAATTTTTCAGATCAACATGCTAGGAACTCTTGGCACAGATCGTAAAGAGAAATTCGAATTGAGATCAAATGTACTTTTATTTGATCCAGTCATAAATGCAGAGATAACGTACTATATGACTAAAGGCGGTCAGGATTGGTCATCGTGGCCTAATTCTATAAATAAAGCGAAGAGATTGATAACTCAATTTCCGAAGTAGTAAGGAGATAAATTGAAGATACAAGTTGTATCCAAATATTTATCTTTAGCAGAAGAGGGCCTTGTTCAAAAAATGGAATGTCCATTAGATCAAGGCCTTCTTATGCCAAATCAGGATAACGAGGATCAAATATTTTTATATTGCCTTTCTTGTGAATACAAAAAAGTTATTGGATTTAAATTATATAATCAAATGAAAGAGGCTATAAGTGCCATTAAGTAATGAATTTGACACAGAATTAAGAAAAGAAATAGCTAAGGTTATGCCTTGTGTGCATATATCAAATTCCCTTATAGCTGATAGAGCACTATTAGCTATAAGAAAATATATAAATGAATGTAAAGAAAATGGAATAACTACAGTAGACGACCTCTTGAATCAGATGAAAATAAAAGATGGACAACCAAGAGACTAATAATTTAGAGGACAACTTGCCTATGGTAAGTTATATAATGCTGCACAGAATTTATGATATGCTCACATTAATTGCAGATATCATGGCTAAAAACGATGATGATAGACAGAAAATATCTAAAATGGTAGAATATCATAAAGAGGGCTTTCTGCTTGGACCTGCCCCTTCCTATAATTCAGGAGAAAATAATGAATAAAGAAGAAGTTATTCGCATTATGTTCGAAGGCCTAAAGAATGACATGAAGTTCATGTATCAAAATTCAGGTCTTTCAGAAGATGATGTTAATACTCACTTAATACAAGGAGAAGGAGCATTCCTTTACCTATGTACAAATGCAGTAGATAGACTTGTAGAAAAAGAAGTACTAAAGTTTTAAATGCCTGGTAAAACAAATCCTTGGTTAAACGACGAGGAGTTTTTATCTTTAGCAAAACAGTTTCACGGATACTTTAATTTAGAATACGATATAAATTCTAATACGTATGCAAGAATGCATGTGCTAAGGCAACTAGCTAAATTACATAACAATGCCAGTTTCGCAGAAGCTGGCATTTATGCTGGCATGTCAATGTTTTTTACAGCAGAATATTGTAATAATACTTTTATTGGTATAGATTCATTTAGAGGCGTTTCAGAGCCAAACAGTATGGATTCAGATTATTTTAAAAAACATGATTTATCAATAGATAAAAAATATTGTGAAATGACTTTGGCTAGATTTAATAATATAAAAATATTTGACGGCTGGATTCCAGAAATATTAAAAGATATTCCTGAAGAAAAATATAGCTTTGTAAATATAGATGTAGATTTATATGAACCAACTAAACACTCAATAGAATATTTTTGGGAAAGATTAATTCCTGGTGGAGTTATGATTTTAGATGATTTTGGTTCTTCAAAGACAATAGGGGCAAAAAAAGCTGCTTTAGAAATTCTAGGAAAAGAATACATGCTTGAGCTAGATACTGGACAATGTATCGTATATAAGTATTGACTTGGAATTTTATAGGCTTTATAATTAGATTATCGGGTAGAGCTATGCTCCCTGATTTATGCGAAAGCATAGCAAAACCCAATCGGATCCGCCTCTGATTGGGTTTTGTGATAATATGGAGGTATCATGAAAGATCACGAGCCAAGAAGATACTTTAGCCAAACAATGCATAATCCTTACTTTTCTAGCGAGCATTACAAAAAAGAAACAAATGCTGGAAAGTATGAAGAAAAAATAGAAAATCTTGTTGTTAAAATAAAGAAGTTTTTATTTAGAAAACATTAATTTTTTATATTATTTATAAGATAGCTGTATTGATTATATATTGGCTTTAAAGACTCCAGTCCATTTACGTAGGACTCAACCTTGTGTCTTAAATCAGTTTTTTCTCTAGGCATATGCCCATCTTTATCGTTCATCAGTCCATATCCAGACATCTGATTTCTTACTATGTCGTCTATCTCTTTACCAGTCTTTTGTTTTGAATGAGGATGGCTGTACTTTAAACTAAATTTATCAGCAACCTTTTGAAATACTAGGCTAGAATCTGTTTGCATCTCATTGAAATCAACTATATACAAATTTTTAGAACCATTATGTTCTAAACACTTATTAACATACAGCAAGTATTCAGAAAGATGAATGTCCATCATTTGCTCTGATTCAGAAAGTATATTTTTATAACATATATCAATATTGTCGCAATTATGTTTTTCGCTTTGGTTATGACTTTTATACAATAGAGAAGAGATACATTCGTAAGGGTTTCTAATAACCACTATAGTATCTACGTTTTCATTACCTATGATATGTGGCAGGTGAAATGATGTGGTTTGTGCTCCATATACACCGTTAACACTTAAAACACTAGCAAAGAATACAGATCCAGATCTTGGAAATGCATTAACCACAAGATGTTTATACATTAATTAAAACTTATTATCTTTTAGCCAGTTAGCCAGATCTTCTTTATCCTGATCTGTTCCGAATCGCTCAACAATCTCTAGTGCGATTCTTTCTCCTCTGTTTTCTATTCTTTCGTTCTGCCAAGCATCTGTTAACTGAGTACCAAGCTCTTGGCTATCGTACTCTGTGTCTGGGTTTGCGGCGACCCATTCTTCAATAAGAGCTGTTCCTAACTTTACAAACAGCGCAAGTTTTCTTTCTTCACCAATCGAATCAAGGAATGGTCTTCCATGAGAGTTTTCAGACATATTATATCCTCCTGTGTCTATTGAACAATTATACCAATTGTTCTATTAAAGTGAAATAGTGCAAAAAAGTGCGAAAAAAGTGCGGCGGAAGTAGAAGAGAACATATTATCCTTTTCTCCTCCAATGATCATTATCTTCATTAAGGGATGCAAATAAGGCAAATCCCATAAGAATAATGCCAGATATACATCCAATAAAGAAAGCTATCTCCATATATTCACCATTTTCCCAGAGGACATGTGGCATCCTTCAATTTAGCCTTTAAAGGCATAAAACAGCCACATTCTCTGCATTGTTGTGTTTTTGATTTATATCTAGGACAATATACGCAGATATTGAGTCTATCAGCTAGTATATCATTAGAGACTTTTCTCTTATATGGGTTAAATATGTCTAGGAGTTTTACCATTGATTCCCCCGCCTTTTCTTTATATATAAGATATCTTTTATATATTGATATCTGGGAATATTAGATTTTAGGAAAGCCCCCCTTTCCCCCCATTGAAAAAATTGCTACAATGTTGGGATAAGAGAAGCGACATCTGGTATATATTGAGTTCCAGTGTAAGCCCCCACAAACCAAACTTAAGTATAACATTATAAAAATTGACGAGTCAATAGTTTTCATAAACTTATTTTAGTCGACTGCTTTTTAGATCTATAAAAATGTTATAAAAATTTTTTTTGCAGCTTTTCAGTTTCACGTGAAACATAGAAATCAGATTTTAAAAAATGTTAATATATTTTTATTATGTATGATCCATATATTGTGCAAAACGGACATTTCGGATAGTGCGCCCATATTTGTGGTGTATATCACACCAATTTCATGTGATGTCAATCACAATGTCCGAATTGTTCGCATTTTAAACTTGCAATTTGTCAGTCCCCTCATATATGATTATATTATTAGATAGAAAAAGAAAGGAGAACAAAATGTTCTCACTATGCGAAACTTGCGGATACACCGCAGAACCTCAAGATATATGGTGCGCTAATTGCTACCGAAATGAAAAAAAGTTTATACAAATGATTAGAAAGGTTAATAACTAATGAATACAATTTCCGTAATCGTAGAACCTAGTCACTCTATGGCTAGTAGTAATACTAAAGATAATAATCTATTCCGCCTCGCTAATGGTAACTACATTAGCCGAAAGGCTTATGTCTACATGGTAGCGACTGAGGGCATTATCTCTCACCGCTATCTAACACCTAACGAAAGTCGTTGGGTTATGGATAATCGTGTGATGTAAATCACATGATACAAGCGGCGTGTCGTCTTGATAATGTCGCTCCCTTGTGGTAATCTTACAGATAACAAAATGAAAGGAAAACTAAATGTCTGCTAATCTATATAATATCGAAAGCCTACTAGTAGGTAAGACCTATCGTAGCCGCTCCGTAGAGGGCGAAATCATATCCGCTGAGAAACACCCTAAAGCGGTGTGGTATCAAGATGCTGAGGCGTATCTAGTAGAGATACGCAAGCAAGGCGGGGGATATACCTACCGCACAGTAGCGGTTAGCGTGTGAGGTAACTCACACCTAACACCTAGCGTGTCGCCTTGATAATGTCGGTCATGTGTGATAGTCTAACGACATAACAATTAAATAAGGGTATGAGCCTAGCAAATAAACCGAAAGGGTGAGCCTAGCAAATAAGACCCACTAACTACTAAACGAAAAGGAATAAAAGAAAATGGATAGATACTTACTAATAGAATTAGGTAGCGAGGGAATTGCTATTGAAACCGCTCAACTAGATTTCTACGCATCATGGCTAGGCATCGGCTTATTTGTCGTGTCAGTGGTAGCGTATAAGATTTATAAAGTAAAGAAAGGAAACTAATAAGATGTATGCGATGTCATGGGAAAGAGATGTAAGAGAATACAAGTATGAGAGTATTCAGACCCCCTACTCAGTAGAATACTATGAAGAAGAAGAACCTATTGAAATTTCTCTAGAGGAAATGCTAGAATTACAAGATGAAGAAATGGAATTGGAAGAATTGGAAGGTGAGATTTATGGCTAAAGAAAAATGCTCTATGTGTTATGGTAGGGGCGTTGTGTATGTAGGTAATCGCTATGAATACACAATAGAACCTTGTGAGTGTAAAGCATGAATAGATTACTAACTAGCCTTGTTCAATTAGCCCTTGTCGTACCCGCCCTAATTCTAGGGCGCATGGCTTGGGAAATGCTAAAAGAAGATGTGAGAGAACTCACAAAATAATACGGCGTGTCGCCTTGACAAAAGCTGATCCGCCCGCAGTCTTTTGCGGGCGTTATCCACAGGTTTATGCACAGCTGTGGAAATCCCCGAAATTTTGAGCGTAAGTTATCCACATGACCTAAATCACAAAAATAGTTTTGCGACACGCCCGAGATTTGGGCAAAAATGTCAGACCCCTATGCTAGACTAAAGTCATCAAAATAAAGAAAGGAAAACTTAAATGAATAAAATTTGTTGCTTCTGCGAAATAGAATTATCTGATGAAATTAAATTTTGCCCTAATTGCCTAGAATACAAAGGCGTAATGACTATTAAAGATTTTGAAACTTACTATGGAGAAAGGATTTACTAAAATGGGATTTATTGAATTTGCTAGAATTGACGAAAATGGCGTTGAGTGGGTTAATCTTGAAAACGCTACTAATGACGAATTACTAGATTTTGAAATTGCCCTCTTTCAAGAGGGGGCTTTGTGATTTAATTCACACCGCTTAATCGGCGTGTCGATTTGTAATCGCCGCCAAAATTTGCTAAAATTGCCACTATTAACGAAAGGAAAACTTAGATGAAAACTTATTCAATTACAGACCTGCTAATCGGTCACACTTACTATCCTCGCTCTATTGCGAGAAAATATCAATATGGCGAAATTAATTTCGCTGAAAAGCGTGAGGATATTTGGCTTGACGGCTACGAAGCCTACGCAATTCGTTTTAATGGAAATAAATGGGCGACTATCGCCGTGAAAGTTGAGGATAACTAAAATGGATTTGATCGAATTTCGCAATTATGTAAAGGCTGAGCGTGAAGCAACACGCCAGCAAAACCTCACCGCAATTTTGTCGGTGGCTTCTGCTACAATTACAGACAACAACGAACGAAAGGAAAACTAAAATGAAAGTAATTCACACTCTATCTTTTGACTGTGACACCTGCTATGGAAAAGGCTGGTTATTCTATGGCGGAAATGAGGATTATAATGTTGAACCTTGTGACTGTAATCCTAATTCTGATTTTGATGGCTCACTATTCACGAACGGAGAAAACGAATAATGTATAAAATAACTGTTGCCTATGATGAAAACGCTCCACACTATAATCAACAATTTTCAGATGAACTAGAGGCTCATAAGAGTTTTGCTAGTTATGTTGATTGGGGATTTGCTATGGATTACTCAACTGTAAATCTTTTTACACCTAGCGGAAAATGCTACACAAAAATTTTCTATCGTGAAGGTAGAAGGGTGGTTGAAAAATAATGATGACACGCAAAGACTATGTTGCTACCGCAGAAATTCTGCGGTATGTATCAGATAAAACTCACCCTGCTGTATTTTCTAAAATGGTTGTAGATTTTGCGGAGATGTTCGCAAAAGATAATCCAAAATTTGACGCAACAAAATTTTATTCCGCAAGTAATTATAAAATTCCAAGTTTTAGGAGTTGAAATGAAATTACCAAATAAAGAAAGAATAAAAAAAGTTTTGGAAATTCGCCGCAGTAATGCGGCGCAGCCAATTCCTAGTAAAAAAGTTTATTCACGAAAACGAAAACATAAAAAAACCGCAGTCGGGAAATCTATGAATTGGGATTAGTTGAAATTTCAACTAAGCGCCCGCAAAAGACTGTGGGGGCCAAAAGCTCGTTACGTCAAGTCAGAAATATGCTGGAAATTTGTGAGGTTTATCACAAAAAATAATTTCCGACACGCCGATACTCAAATAGAAATTGTCAGTAATCTAATGTATAATTCCAACCATAACAACAACGAAAGGAAAAAAATGACAGACACAACTAACTGGGCTAAATACCCATTCACCGTAGATGGTGTGGAATTCGTATCACTACTAGACCCTAATGGCTCTATGTATCAACAGGTATCTCGCATTCCTGCTTCTCTATTTACTACTATGAACGAGGGCGCTATCCGTGAAATTGTCGGTAAAGTTTCTCTAATGTCTAAGTCTGAAATTCAGGCAGAACTAGACCGTGTAAATGACGGATACTCGCAGGCTTATTTAGCCCTAGCCTAAAAATGTCGGTGGGCTAGTGTATAATCTAGCCCACTAACAACAAACGAAAGGAAATTATGTTATCAACTGCTTCTGCTCTACTTGAGGCTACTCAAGAGGGAATAATTGGCGATGAACAAATGGAACTTGCTTCTTTTATTGTAAATGCTCGCCATGAACTAGACCAAGAACAATTCTCTAAGGCTATGTTTATGTATGCTACCGCTATTGCTTCATGCGTAACTGATAAAGTTACTAAAGTATTACTAACTGAAAGTCAATTCAGAGAACTAATTGAAAGTATTGACGAACTAGAAACAATGACAAATGAGGTATTATCAAATGGGGAGTAATTTTGCTACTGATTTAGCTGACTATGATTTAGGATTAGATTTATCTACTGCCTTAGAGATACACTTAACTTCTAATCATTACCCGCCCATTCCTAAAACTATGGTGCTTCCTTGTATTGAGGCGCTTGAGGCTTATTGGGATGACGAAACTGATCGTGAGATACCTATGCCTGAAGGCGTATCTTATAGAGGTCAGAATACCGCACCTGCGTGGGCTATTATTGAACAGCACCACCTAGAGGCGTGGCTCTAAAAATGTCGGTGGGGTGGTGTATAATTACCCTGTCAAACTAACGAAAGGAAACAAATGCTAGAAATCGGACAAACCTACACAACTACCCAAAGTGGTATCGTTGGAATTGTCAAGGCGATAGATAATCACCCAAGCGGCGTAAATCGTATTCTCCTTGATGTAAATGGTAAGGAACGCTGGACAAGCGCACCTGCTAACTAACAACTAAATAAGCAGGGCTCACCTTGTCGGTGGGCTCTGCTATAATTTTGCTCAACAAACAACGAAAGGAAAAAACAAATGGCAAGAAACGGAAAAGCGATAAATGTAAAAATCGCAACAACTAAAGTAATCAAGGCACTAGAGGGTGCGTTGGCTAAGTTAGACAAAGACTTTGCTTCACAAGAGGCAAATGAGGCTAAACACGATAAAGCGGTAAAAGCGTGGAATAAAGAGATAGGTAAGTTAGCACTTGCTCAAATCTCAAAGGCAGAGGATTTATCTGCTCACACAAGATACAATGGTGAAATCCAAGTATCTTTCTCACTACCTAAAAACTCTATTGAACTACCTGCTGAACCTAAGAAAGACTATGTGTCTATTCATGAGTGGCAGTATCGTGAGAATAAAGAGGAAATTGAGAACGCTATCCGTATTCTCAAGATGACAGATGAGGAAGTTGTAAGCACTTCTACTTACAACGCTATCGCTCGTTATCTCTAATAAAATGGGGGCTAGACAAAATCTAGCCCCCTATGTTAGAATACTCTAACGGAAAAACCCCTGACCTGAGTATGTCAAGGATAAACTGCTCAACTAATATCCCTACTAACAGAAAGTAAAAAAATGCGTAATCGTTTTCGTATTGAAATATATGACGCTAACAAAGCAAATGATATTACTATTTATTCAGAACAAGGTGTTGATAAAGATTATCTAACTGAATTAGTTTTTAGTAATCTCTCTAATTTCTCTGGTGCTATCAAAGCATATGTCTATGATGAATTAAAAAAGAAAAAGACAGTTGCTTTATTTATTCATGAAACAACAGTAGATAAATATAAAAGAAAGCAGTTAACTAGATTGGAATTAGGTTTAATTTAAAAGCTTGGGGCGGGTTTGAACTGTGTAATCATCTAGATCCCCGCCCCATTCCAATTTTGCCCGCAAGAACTGTGGGGGCTCCATGTGATTTACGACACACACGGCGTGTCCCCTAATTTTTGTCAGT